AACCCTGACGGGGGGCGTGGTCGCGGACAATACAACCGTGACGTTCACCCTTCGGGCTGGCGTCCCAAAGGCGATGTACCTGTACGTTCCTACGATCGACTCCGCTGCGATCGCCTTGGGGTGCAGCGTGGACGGGACCACCTTCGGAACGATGGCCACGAATTATAGCGCGACGGCGCTCATTGATTTTACCTACGCGGCCACGACAGGCGGGAAGGTTCTGAAACTTCCGGATATCAGCCCGTGCCGATTCTTGAAGATCACGGCCGGCGCCGCGCAAGCGGCGAATCGAACCTTCATTCTTTTCGGGAACTGACGGGAGCTTCACTTGGCGATCGACCTCACGCTAAATTGGAAATTCGTCTACGGTGAAAGTGGGAACACCACGATTGACAAACCCACGGACACGGTAGAAGGGGATTTCCTGCTTGCGTCCGTTTATGCCCAAGACACGAACGCCCACACCCCCCCGGACGGCTCTTGGACCCAAATCACAACGTATCTTCAAACCGACTACGGCTCGATGCGTCACACCCTGTATTGGAAACGGGCGGGAGCCTCTGAACCGGCAAACTATACTTTCGGGACCACATCAACCCATAGCGTCTCTTTGTGGAGGATCACCGGGGTTATAGGCGCCGGGGATCCCCTGGACTCCGGGGGGCTGGCATATTCGGGTTGCACCTATACGGCTCCCCCGGGCGGGGGAGTAATCTCAAACGGTGGAATTGTCACAGCCACGGCAAACGCTGCGGTCATATATGGCGCTTGCTGCATTGTTTCAACGGGCTTTTCTGCAAGCACATTAACGCTTCATCCCACCGGGAATCGGCATGGGGTGAGCGGAGACGTACAGGCCGCGGCAGGGGCCACAGGGACGAAAACGATGACCGCAAATGCAAATCACTACAGCATGGGCGTCCTTTTCGCTCTCAAGCCCCTGGTAGTGGAAAATACCTATATGCCCGACAAGTGGTGGAGAAACACCGAACAGCCCCCGGCCTTTTTGCACAAGAATCGGATCGTGGGCTACTAAACCCGGGAGGGAAAGGCCATGGCTCGAAGCTACGGGATCCAGAACACGGCAGCAATCGCAAGCGCCTCGTATCCGCAGTTGTGCATCTTCATGGCGACGGCCGCGGGGGTCCGTGCCAAGATTTACGAATTCCTCATCAGCTCATCGGCAACCCCGGCCGACAACGCTTCGCGGTTCTCGATCGACCGGCACACGACCGCGGCGCCCACGGGGGGATCGGCTCCGACGATCGCACCCCTGGAATTCGCGGATCCAGCGGCTCTCGCCTCGGCATACCAGGCGGCGACGGGCGGCTGCACGATGAGCACGGTTCTGATGCTCGTCGCGGTCAACCTCCGGGCGACCTTCCGATGGGTCGCCGCACCGACGAAGGAATTCGTCATCCCGAACACGCAGTACGCCGGCATGGGGATCCGATCCGCGGCGCAGACGGGCGCCTACAACGTGGATTCTTCCCTCTATTGGGAGGAATGATGTTCAACGCGACCGCCCGGAAGCCGGCCGGCAACGTCCTCATCACCGAACCGGGGGCCCCGGCTCGGGAATTCGACACCCTCCAATGCGTCCATTGTGGGGGGCATTGGCAAGTCATCCCCGGGTCGGGGATTCTCAGGGGCTTCTGCACCCGCTGTCACGGGCCGTTCTGTGGGCCTCAATGCGCGACCTGTCTCCCGCATGAGAAGTGGCTCGATCAGATGGAACGCCATGGGGTGAAACGGCCGTAATGCCTTTCATGTGGCAGTACCAGCAGCTCGCGGAACTCCCTCCGGCAAGGAGGTTTGAGGGAGATTGGCAGGAAGCGCCGACCCCGGCGAAATTCGGGCCGGTCCTTCCGGCCGTCTATTATCCTGATATTCGGTTCCGGAAACGGGGGATCCTTCCGGCGATTCAGCCGTCTCTTTCGACGGCGGCTCCGCTGTCGGAAATGGTTTGGAAGTCCACGGTGGACAAGTGGGCTCCCAAACTGCCCGACATCCAATTCAGGGCTCGGTATCTCTCGAAGGCGATCGCTCCTAATATCTCGACGGAGCCAAGGATGCTCTCCTGGGCTGAACGAATGAACTCGGACAAATGGGGGCCCTCGCTCCCGGCGCGCCGTTACGATAGGGCCTATTTGACGGCCGCGGTTCTCTCGTATCCGACGTACACGGAGGAAGTCTGGCGGTACGGTGGACGGGCTTCCCTGACGTTCATCATGGCGAAAACAAAGACTCGATTCTGATGGGGGAACGGAAATGAAAAAGATATTTGGTTTCCTTGTAATTCTCGTCACAATCGCGGCCGTTGCTTTCGCCGTTCCTCTGACCCCTGGCCTCGGGATCGCGCCCGGGCCCGTCCGTCAGCTCACGACCTGGCACTCCTTCGGGGGGTTCCAGCTCTCATCTACGACCATCACGATCGGCTCGAGTGGGACCTGGTATCCGATCCATAACGCCACGGACAATCTGTGGGTCGCCATCAACGGAGACGGGATCGCCGTCACGAACGATAATCTTGTGTTCGCCAACAAGGGCGACTACATGGGGCACATGACGCTCTCGATTTCCGGGACCAGCGGCGACGATATTTTCGTCCGGGCCTTCAACGTCACCGACAACGTGGCTTCGGGCTACACGATCGGAGTCACCACCACGGGGGCATCCAATTTTCAGGGGCTTTCCCTCCCTCTGCACTTGCAAGCGGACGCAGCGAACAAGACCTTTCGCTTCGAGGTTATGAACAACACCGCGGGGCGAAACATCACCGTGCGGAGCTCGGTGTATTTCATTTTCTATCTCCACGATTAGGGAGCGGCCATGATTGCTTTCGTCCGGTACACCACGGGGCTCGGAGATGCGGCGCTCTACGCGAGGATCCGGAACGCCACGGGGCAGTTTTGGGATTTCGTCGCGCTCTCCTGGGGCGTCATCGGGACGGATTGCAAGGCTTTCCTCACGGAGTATGCCGACTCGGATCCGGCGACCTCCTATTTCGCCGCGGAGATCATCGTTCCATTCAACGGCGTCTTTTGCATCGAGATCGTGGTCGATTCGACGAGCTTGGTCATTGGGTACGAGTCCACAAGGGATGCCGGGGTCGATGTACCGGAGACGGGGCTTGTAGTGGCCGACGCAAGTAATTCGATCATCAGTTTCAAGACCGATCTTCCCTCCACCACGGACAATTACTGTTCGGGATCTTTCTTGAAATTCATCACCGGGGCGCTCATCAATCAGGTAAAAAAGATCGCCACGCCCGGGTACGGGGGAACGTCGAAACTGATGCTGGTAACGTCCGGTTTCACGGAGATCCCCACGGCAGGGGATCGGTTCATCATCATCAATCAGTAGGGGGGCGAAATGGCGATCATCGCGGCGAATTTGGCATTCTACCTGACCGGAGGGGCCGGGAACGCGCTCCCCGCCGCGTCCCTTGGAGGGGTGATCTCGAATACCGCCTTCACCGACAACACGCTCCAAAACCTGTTCGCCAACGTCTCGCCGGCCGAAGCCCTCGCGGGAAGCATCAAGTATCGGGCCCTGTCCTTCAAGAACCTCGCCGCGGAGACGGCGTACGGGGCCATAATCTATCTCTCCCAGGAAACGAGCTCGGCCGATACGACCGTGGCGATCGCCTTCGATTCGACCGGGACGCAGAGCATCGTGAACGAGGACACGGCGCCGGCTGGCCTCTCCTTCTCGACTCCCCTCTCCCTGGCCGCAGGGATCGCCTTGGGCGATATCGCCGCCTCGGGGGTGGCACGGATATGGTTCCGTAGGACCGTTTCGGCGGGTGCTGCTGTGGCGTCCGACACAGGCAAGTTTACCGTTGTCGTGGGATCGGCGCCGTAGCATGAGCTTCTACATCCTTCGAGACGAGTATTCCATCTCGGTCGAAAAGACCGCGAAATGGAATCTTTTCGAGGGAGTATCGAAGGAATTCACCTTCAACTATAGCGTTTTCCTTCGAGTGCTCAAGGAATTTACGGCATCCTGGTATATTCTCGCGTACGTCACGAAGGAATTCACGTTTATTTGGGATGTGTACTCTTACATCGGCAGGGAAATGACTTTCTTGTATCGGATCGCCATGGATTATAGCGCGAAAGCGAAGTACCGATTCTCGAAGGAAGGTTCGATAACCCGATTTTTCAGGAGTGGCAGGAATGGATGATCCTGTCCTGACAGCGACTCTTTCAGGGAAGAAGGCCATTCTTCTGACCTGGACCTACGGGCAGAACGCTAACTTTGAGATATTCTGGAAATCGAGTGTCCCGGCCGGACAAGACATGGTGCTTCTCGGGAGCACGAATGCCTTTTCTTTTACCACGCCGGATCTCGAACCGTCGAAAACATATACTTTCTACGTCCGGGCGAACGTGGGATTGACTTACCAATTCAGCAATACGGTAGAGCTATTTGTTTCGTGCGGGGTAGGCGTGGTTCTTGTAGCAGATCCCCCGCCTTCGCCCCCGGAACAAAAGAGGGATATCTATGCGGCCGCAAGCACGAATGACATATATCAACGGTTTTCCGGGACAGGTAATTTCGGTCCTCTTGGTCAAACATTCAGAGCATGGGCCGGAATTTGTATCAGTCTCAATGGGGATGTGTACTGTTGTGCCGGATCGGAAGTATATGTTCGCGTAGGTGGGGCGGGGGATTTCATCGCTCTCGGGGCGCCGATCGTCCCGGTAATAACCGTAGGTAATTTTTGGGGAATGTGCGCGGCATCGAATGGGGATATTTACCTCGCTCATTATACAGGCGGCAACCCGAACGATATCTATATCCGGGCGGGAGGGGTCGGGAATTTTGTCGGGACAGGCGCTCCTTCCGGGAAACAATGGACTTACATGGCAGCGGCGCCGAATGGTGACATTTTCTGCGCTCACTCCAACGTCGGGATTGCGGATATCTATAAAAGGACCGGAGGGGCGGGGTCTTGGAATCCTCTTGGGCTGAATCCTGGATACGGATGGCAAGGAGTAGGAGCTGGCGTTGACGGGACAATATACGCCTGTGTCAATTATGGAGGGCCAGATATTTATAAAAGCATAAATGGTGGTGCGACTTTTACTGCGATGGGCCAAGGCGTTAGGACCTGGCAAGGAATGGGAACGACGAAGAATGGAGACGTTTACGCCACGGTTGCGGGGGGAGATATCTATATGCTTCCAAGCGGAGACACTGATTTTGTAGCTCTCGGGGCTCCTACAAGATCATGGTCCGGCATCGGATCGAGGATGTTCTGACAATGGACAATATAACTAAAAGCCCGATCGAGAAATTTCCGGTCCACTTCAATTTCTCGACGGACTTCCTTGAGGGGGAGATCGTTTCTTACGAGGCGCTGACCTGTATAAATTCAGCGACAGGGGTTGACAGCTCGGCCTCCATTATCGACAGCTCCGCGATCGACTCTCCGGATGTGTCCGTGGTCCTGAAAGGCGGGACGGAGGGAGACGAGCACACGATCCAATGCGTCATAACGTCGAACCTGGGGAACATCTATCAGCGTGACCTCCTTCTCCGGATCGCCACGGTCGTAACGGACAGTTTCAACAAGCAGCCGGCCGATCGCCTCCTGTTCGATGTGAATTATTCGCGGCGCCTCGAGGGGGGAGACGCGATCGCTTCTGGCGCGGTCCTCGTCACGAAGGAATCGGACGGGACGGACGTTTCAGCGACGATCGTAGCCCTCATCGAGACGATCACCCCCAGGGTGGGGGTTCATGTCGCGGCGGGATCGGATGGAGAAACGTATCTTCTTGGGGTCCGGGGAACGACGGCCGCGGGGTACACCTATGAGAAGAATGTCCGGATGAACGTCCAGGAGCTCCCATGATGGCCGTCAAATATCATCCCGTGAAGCAGCTCGACAAGGGCATCAATAGCCAGCTCCCCGGGTCGCTCGTCCTGTGGGCGATCGGAAGAAACGTGCGATTTACCCCCGGGTACGTCTCGAAAACCCTCGGCGTGGCGCATCTCGCCTCGACCTTCGGGCACGTTGCGGTCCGGGCAACCTTCACGTTCATCGGGACGGATGGGGCGGTCCGGACGATCGTATGCTGCGACACGGTGATCTACGCCTTCAACGAGGATTTTACCTCGTACACCGATATCACGCCCTCGCCGGCGCCCACGGGCGGGGTTTCGGATGTATGGCAATTCGAGCTCGTCGCTGGTCTGCCGATCGTGTCGAACGGGAAGGATGCAATTTGGAAATGGCCGGTCTATGCCTCTACGCTGACGGCTCTCTCGGGAGCTCCTACCTGGGCGAAACGGATTTCCTCCTGTATGCACCGGCTCGTTGTGTCGAACATCCTCGAGGGCGGGTATGCCTACCCGGGGCGCGTCCGATGGACGGAGCCCGGGAACCCGGAGAATTGGACGATCGACACGACGGGGAAAGCCGGCCGGTTCGACATCATGGATTACAACACCGGCATTGAGGCGCTGGCGAACATCAAGGCGCAGATTGCCAACGGCCAGAAGATGTTCTTCTTCGCGGAACGCGGGATGTGGACTTCGGACTTCGCCCAGGCGACCAAGCAATTCATCGAGACGGATCCCGACGCGGAGATCCTTTCCTCGAAATGCGTCTGCCGGCTTGGGAACTATATTTTCTACCTCGGGAAGCAGGACGTTTTCAAGACGGCAGGGGTGATGCCTAATACGATCGGGCTCCCGATCCGCGACGAGCTGTTCGACAACCTCAACGAGAGCGCCCTCGAGACGGCCTTCTGCTTCCCCGTCCGGGCCGCGTCCGAAGTATGGTTCTGCGTGGCGACGGGCACGAACACGGTCCCGGACACGGCATTTATCTACAATGACGAGCTGAAAGTCTGGACGATCCAAGGTATCTCTTTCTCCTGTTGCGGGGAAAAATCCCTCACGGGGATTACAAGGGACATCATCGGGACGGCCGCTGGGGATCTCCTGCAACTCGACGGCGGCGGTAACGGATACGCGGCCACGATCTACAACGCGATCGACGGATATATCGAGACGGGCGATCTGGATTTCGACCTTCCGGACCACATGAAGCGGATTGCCGAAGTGATCCCGGACCTGAAAGTGCAGCCCGAAGTTTCCGAAATGATGATCCGGGTAGGCGTTCGGAACCGCTTGGGCGAGGACATCAAGTGGTCGGATCCCGTCCCGTTCACGATCGGGGTATCGGAGAAGTGCGACTTTGACGATTTCAGAAAGGAAGGGAAGTGGGTGCGGATCCGATTTTATTCCGATCAAATGGATTCCCCATGGTCCCTTGCGGGATTCACAGTAAAATACGAACTCGGAGGGACAAGATGAACAGCTCCAACGTGGTAGGAAGAATCCCGAAGGTGGATCCAGGCTCCGTGAGGGCACAGCTCATCCTCGGGCTCCTTCCCTGCATGAATCAGTTTCTACTGAACGCGGTGGCTCCGATCATCCTCCCCGGGATCAAGGAGCTTGCAGAGGCGTCCATGGGGGAATTCACGGCCTACCAGGTGATGAACGATATTCTTTTCGGGTCGAAGCAGCTCCACATGGGATATGCCGATCGAACCGGGATCACGCCGGAACAGTTCCAGGAGACGTTCGCCAAGAAGCTGTTGGAACCGGCGAGGGATTTCGTAGGCTTCTCGGTCATCGAGCCCTTGCGGAACGCGGGATTCCATATCTTCGCGGTCTATATCATGCCCGATTTCAGGGACTCGAACATGATGCAGAACGGCCTTGCGTACCTCGAGGCAGAGGCGAAAAAGATGGGATCGCCGTTCATCTCCATGGCGATGAGGCATGACGCTTCGGGGGCGCTGTCCAGCCTCGGGTACGTCGAAACGACCTCGAATTACAGGAAGCAGCTCGGCAAGGAGTAGCAAATGTTCCTTCATTCGTTTCACAAAGAGCTCTTTTCGTTTCTCGAAGAAGCGATTTCGTGTCATCAAAAGCGGGAATCGTTTCACCAGGAGCATGAAAGCGGCGGCGGGGGCGGTTCGCAGGATATGGTCAGCTACACGAACCTTCTTCCTACCTATATCACCGGGATTCAGACTTGGGCGACCGCGTACCTTTCCTCGGCCATATCAATGATGGAGGCTCCCGGGAATTTCACGGAGTATACCGATCCGACGTATGCGGCACAGAACGCGAATGAGCTTGCCGGGATTGCGGCCCTCGCCGTGCGCGGGACCTCGGGGGCTCTTGTCGAAGCTGACGGGAAAGAATTCCTCCGGAACCTGTATGACGGCTTGCTCATCAACACGAATTCCAAGATCGCGGCGTTTTACGCGAAGAAGATTGAGGCGCTTCTCGAGGAATTCGATGACCATGTGATGCCGATGATTCAACATCAGCACGTTTTTTCCTTCGGTGGCAGCGACCACAACGTAGCGGAAGCCCTGGCGTCGAAATTGATGATGGGGAAGATCAACGAGATTGCCAAGATGTTCTACGACGATTACTTGATCGAACGGCAGATGCAGCACCAGGGGGTTGCTCACGCGACCCCGTACGGACTTCAATGTATCCGTGACGGCGAAATGCTTCGACAGGCTGGCGCGTACGAGCGGGAATATGACCAGGGGGGGCTTCAAGATGCCTGGGATCACTACAACGAAGTGCAGATCCTTCCGGTCCGGAACCTCGATATTGCCGGAAACGCGATCAAGACGATCCTTTCTACCACAAGGACGCAGACCACGCAGTATCACAAGCCGTCCCTCATTTCGCAGATTGCCGGCTTCGCAATCGCGGGGCTGTCTCTCTATTCGATGTACTCCGGGACCACGATGAATCCATACGCAAAGGGGATGACCGGGGCTGGTGGGGCTGTAAAAAATTATGACCCGAATAGCAATAGCAATATGGGAATCCCGCTGGATTAGGGGAATAAATGTCTACCAACACCATCGTAACCGTCCCAACGTGGGCTCAAAACTATGTGAAGCAGTATGCTCAACGGGCGTACGATCTTTGGCAAGTGCAGACTCTCGTTGCCTATACGGGGCAAATCGTGGCGGCGCAGCCGCAGAACGAGGCTGACGGGATCCAGGCACTCGCTATCAGAGGCGCCGGGGGGGATGCCGTCATTTCCAAGGCGACGGCTTTTATCGACGATGTGATTCAGGGGAACCGTCTCGCCGGGACAAAGCAGGAATTCATCGACGCCCTCGCGCTCGTCACGGGGAACTCAACGACCGACTTCGCCTTGGTGAGCTCGAGGATCGGGAAGAAAGCGCGGTACGTCGGGGATCCGGATTCGACCTTTCTTGCTCAAGCCCTGGCGGCGGGATACCCCGCCACGTTCAACGCTCGGATGAGCGCAGCCCTGTACGCCGACAATTACGCGAAAGA